TTAATGGAGTGATAGCGGTTGACCCTGCGTATAGCGATGATGAGAAGAGTGATTGGAAGGTAGCGAGCCATATAATTATAGATAACCAAGCGAACCGCTATTTAGTGAGATATTTACGGACACATAGCCCAATGGGTGAGTTTATTGACTCGTTTTTGAATATGTATGAGCAGAATAGAGGGAAGATAACGGCTTTAGGTATCCCGAATAGTGGGGTGGAGAAGAGTTTTTACCAAGCAGTGATGAAAAGGGCTAATGAGAGGAAGATTTATGCACCGTTTGTAGAGCTAAAGAACGCTATAACGTCATCTACAGGCGTGAGTATAAGGAATAAGAAAGCAAGGATAACGGCAGCGTTACAGCCTTTGTTTGAGAATGGCAAATATTATATACATTCAGAGCATTATGAGGCTAAAGATGAGCTTTTGACTATAGGTTCAAGCAGGTGGGACGATATAGTCGACACTATGTCTTATGCTGAACAGATATTAACTCCAATACACACAGATGCCCCAGAAGATGATAGGGGTAGGTATGGGGAAAAGATAGAGTCAGAGAAAATGATAACCAGAGATTCATATGGATATTAGGTTTTTTAACGGTCTTTACCTTAATTAAGATCGCCTGCTGAGATAAAGCATGAGGACTGAGGTCTGCCAGAGAGGATTGATGGAAGTGATAAAGCTGGGTATAACCATTCCACCTCGACCTAAGATGCAACTTATTAGCGAATAATTAATAAAATCTTACTCTGGGACATAGTTGCACTGAGAAGTGCTTAAATAGCCTTTATACCTATCTTAGGGATAAAGAGTTTAACCCAGCCTATGTCCCAGACATATTTCAATACGCAGAAAAGGACTAACGATGTCAACGAAATACTTTAAGCAAGAACCACAACCAGCAACATATATGGACAGCCAGACAGATACAGATAAGAAGTTGGCTTTAAAGATTCAAGGGTGGAAAGAAGATTCAGAAGGTTGGGTAGGTACTTGGGAAGATAAGCAAGACAAGTGGCATAAGATGCGTATGCGCCATAAGAAGACCAAGACGTTCCCTTTTAGTGGCTGTGCTAATATCCGCATGCCTACGATTGAGACTAAGTTAAGGAAGATTAAAGCGGCTATCATGAATGTTATTACTGGTGTTAGGCCAGTGGTTCAGGTACTACCTAGCCCTAGTGGTAGTTGGGAAGGAGCGAAGAAGGTAGAGAAGTTTTTAGACCATATGTTAATGGAAACGATGCAGATTAGGAACAAGATGATTATAGCAATAGACCAGATGTTAGAGAAAGGGTTCTATATGCTTAAACCATATTGGAAGGTTGAGATAGTCCCAAGGGTAGAGACTGTAAATATAGACGATTTGAGTGATGAAGAGGCTCAATGGATCTTTGCCCCAGAACGACAAGATGAAGAAGTGGTTATGGCAGTAGCGCAGAAGTTTAGTATTGATAAATCTCCGAGGGTATCTGAAGAGAACGAAGCTGCAACCAAGAAAGCGGTTGAAGAGTTTTTAGCTGGAGCTGAAGAAGTCGAGTTTAAAGTTCAAGATGTCATATACGATTGCCCCGATGTTGCTTTATGCTCACCAGAGCGAGTTTATGTACCTACCACATCTGGTTACGATCCACAAGATTGTGAATATATCATTCATGAGTTCTTATTACCTTATGACACAGTTAAAGCTAATGCCGAGTTAAAAGGATGGAATAAGTTAGCCGCAGATGAAATTAAATTAAAACATAGCGTTGACTTAACTGATAAGACCTTAGACATAACGAAAGACGAGAGAGAAGGCATTGAACGGTTACAGAGCGGTAACAACCTAGTTCGTGTTTGGGAATGTTATTGCTGGTGCGATATTAACGGAGATGGCGTTAAAGAAAAAGCCGTTGTTACAGTAGCCCCAGATTTCACCAAGGTATTAAGAAAAATTAGTTTACCTTTTTACAGCGGTAAATATCCTTTCGTAAAACTGTTTTATGAATTAACTGATGATAGATGGTTTTCACATAGAGGTATCCCAGAGATAATTGAAGACATAGTTAAAGAAATCGATGTTCAGCATATGCAAAAGATTGATTATGGCACTATTGCTAATACACCTATGTTTACTCATAGGGCTGGGATGATTGGAAAGAACACAGTTCAATTTATGTTTGGTCAGTCAATACCAGTACATGGTATGCAACCTCTACAAGACACACTCTCACCTATCAATAAACACAACCCGAATGTTGAGTTTTCTTATAAAGACGAGCAGATGATTCTTGAGGGCAAGATTGAAGAGCTGTTAGGACAAGTAGATTTTAACCTTCAGTCGATGATTAATAAGAGACAACCTAGAACATTAGGGGAAGTTGAGTTGCAACAACAATCTATGCAGACAGTATTCTCTTTAGACTCAAGTATGATTACAGAGCAGTTCGGCAAGTTAGCTAATTGGTGCTGGGAGTTATGGTGTCAGTATGGCGACGATAATTACGAGTTTATGTATTTCGGGCAAGATGCACAACCTCAGCAACAGCCAGGACAACCACGAGGCAAAGGCGAGTCGATTAAGATGTCTAAAGAAGAGTTACAAGGAAAATATACAATTACCATCCGTGGAAACGACCAGAATACTAACCCACAAGTAAGGTTACAGAAAGCGCAAGCAATTCTTGCTGACACCTACCAAGCATTTCAGATGGGGCTTGCCGCACCAGAGAATGTTATCAATGCAAGGAAGAGAGCCTTACAAGAGCTAGGAGTAAGTGATTGGGAAGAAATGGTTATGCCACAAAGACCACCTCAGCCACCTCCTCCACCACCAGACGACATTAAGTTTAAAGCAGAAGACTTAACTGATGCTGAGAAAGCGCAAGCTTTACAGAAGAGGGGTATCCAGCCAGATGTAGAAGGAAGAAGGTTGAACGAAGAGAACCGCAGGGACGAGTTAGAGTTTGACCAGTTGGAAAAAGTATCAGCAACTTTAGGTAGAGATAAACCTAGAAACGAGGGACGTAAAGAATAAGGGGGCTTATGGAAAATAATAATTACTGGGAGAACAATCTCAGACAGCATTACAATAATACCGATGATGACGCTCTTATTAAGCGCATTAAACAATGCCAGTTCGTTATCGACAAGATTGAACAAGATGAGCTTTGGAAGGTTATCCTAACAGATGTTAATGCTTGGGTCGAAGATTTAGACCGTCAATGGCAGTATGCGACAGAAGACAAGTTGAATGAACTTAGGGTACTTAAACACGCTTGTGTGCATATTAAAAACCTAAAAGATGGTTATGTGGCAGATTGGAAGATAGCACAAGAAGAGCTAGATAGACGTAATAACCCAGACATTATTGAAAGGGATATGGAGAACTAATGGACTACTCACCTCAAGACGTACAACTAATTCAAGCAGCGACTCACGGATTTTCAGATTATAAATCCAGTGATGATGAGAAGGTAGCCTTTATCTCTAGCATCTTAAACCGTGTTGAAAGCGGTAAAGCAGAGTTTGGAGTTGGAGGAGTACCACCATCAACAGCCCAGGAGGTGCTGTATAGCGATACTTCGCCATACTATGAAACCTCTGGGAAGAATGAGAGATTTAATAACGCTATGGAAGGTACTATCCAGCCATATAACAAGAAGGACTGGAAGAAGACTTTACAGCTAGTTAATGGTGTTATGAAGGGAAAGATCCAAAGGAAAAAAGGTCAGTTTATTTACCGTCCTGAAGAGGTGAAGAAGCTGAAAAAGAGTAAAGGTCACGATTTCAAGAAGACACCTAAAGGTGAGAAGGTTGGAAGATATGATCTTTACGGATACGAAACAGAAACCGAGTAAAGGCGTAACCTTAGGAGGACACTAAGATGCCAGAAGAAATTATCCAGGATGTAAACCCTGTTGGAGAACCATCCGCTCCAGCAATAGAAGAGAACGTAACACAGGAAGTCGTTCAACCTACAGAATCCGTCGAAATAGAATCAACTCCTCTTCCTACGGAGGCAAGTGAAATATCTCCGTCCGATGTTGATGATATGGGAGTCCCATATAAGAATCGTTTTATGGAATCGCAACGGAAACAAGACAAGATGGCTGAAGAACTTGCTGAGATAAAAGCAGCAGTGACACAGCCTACGCAGCAAGATGACAGAGAGCCAACTATTGGTGAGCTTAAAGCCTTTGCCGATAGTACTGATGATCCTTCCCATAAACAATGGGCTTATGACGAAATTCATAAGTATGAGAGGAAAGAGTCAGCTAACTTAGTAAAAGAAGAGTTGAACAGTTGGAAAGAACAGCAGAAGACCGAGAAGATAAAAATAGACACTTTTAATGCCGTAATTACCCGAAACCCAGAAATCGCAATTAAAGACAACGCTGGCAATTTCGCAGGATGGAATACAAAGAGTCCTTTATTTCAGAAGATGAACCAGTACATGGCTAATCCTAGAATTGCTTCTCAACCCGATGCTTTAGATATAGCTGAGGCATACGCTATGCGTGATTTAGCAAGAGCCAATATCCCTCAAGTTAATCAGAAGATTGTTGAACAAAAGAACCAAATATCTTCATTACAAAGAAAGACAATGGTTGAAGGAACTGGGGCAATGCCTCAAGCTCCTATCTCTCCGAGACAAGCTGCGATTGATAAATCAAAATCAGGAACAGTCAAAGATGGTGCTGTCGCAATGAAAGAAATTCTCAAAGCACAAGGCATCATTAAGGAGTAACAAATTATGGCAGCAGTAGGTTATTCATTTGACGATGGAGCAGTAAGAGAAGACCTGTTAGCAGTTTTAACAAATCTATCTCCTACTGACACTCAACTCGTCACAGGATTAGGTACTAGCGTTGCATCAGCTCAGAGACATGAATGGTTAACTGACACTTTAAGTGCAGTTAAAACAAATGCTTACGCTGAAGGTGCAGATGCTTCTTATCCTACAATTACCAACCCTACAAGGTTGATTAATTACACACAGATTCTTAGACAAGGATACTCTGTATCAGATACAGAAAGAGCAGTTAACACAGCTTCTTTCAATGACAGACTTGCATATGAGTCGACAAAAGCTCTTAAGATGCTTAAGAATGACTTGGAATTTTCAGTTGTTCGAGGAAGTTTAGCATGTGGAGCAGCAGCAGTAACAGGACAAATGAAGGGTATCAAGAATTGGTTAACAATCTCTTGTAACACTTCTGGTACATCTTTAAGTGAAACTATGCTTAATGATTACCTTGAAAACGTATGGACTAATGGTGTAGAAGTTAATGCTATTTATTGTCCAATGGTTTTAAAAAGACGTATCTCTAGCTTTACAGCTAACGCTACAAAGAATGTTGATATCAAAGACCGTAGGTTGGTTAATGCTGTTGATGTTTATGAAGCTGACGCTGCTAAGTTAGTTAAGTTGTTTGCTCACAGACACGTTACAGTGGCTGGTACAGACGAAAACAACGACATGATTGGTATTAATGAAGACCTATTCAAGGTTGCTCATCTTAGAAAACCTTTTAGCCGTCCGCTTGCAAAAACAGGTGACGCTGAGAAGGCTGAAGTACNTTGTGAGTCAACNGTAGAATGTCTACATCCAAATGGTGGTTTTATAACTAAGGATTTACTTTAGTTATTTTGGGGGTGGCTTTAGGGCTGCCCCCACACTTATCGAGGGATAGATGGCTTTTGTAACAACAACAAATAAGATGACAGCAATCAAAGCGTATATAAACCTTTGGTTGAAAGATAACACCTTTTACTGTGGGAATTGTGGAGAGAAGTTGATGCCACACTTCCATAAGTATGAAGCTTGTTGTGAGAACATGCAGATGGGTCGAAATAAAGACCACGTTATGGGCATCGTTAAACAGAACAAAGAGATACTTGCTAAGCAAGAGAATGTCTTTGGGTCTAACGAAGAGAAGAACTTTAGGTTTGGAGCTAGTATGCCACCTAAGTTATTACAAGATTTAGAGCTTTATTTTAAAGGTCACGGAGAGAAGTTGTTTAACAACAACAAAGAATTTAGGGCGTTCCTTAAGGAATTCCCAGCATTTCAAGTATGTGAAAAACTATAGGGGGGCTTATGGCGACAGTAGCACTACACATCATTGCTAAGGATGAACTGCAAGAGTTAAAGCGTATCATCACTAACTACACCAAATATTTTGACAAGATAGATATAGCGTTAGATGACAAGCATACGATAGATATGCTTCAGTTACATGTGGATAAAGGGTGGGAAGATGTAAACCTTTATTACTATGCATGGAGCGAAGAAGAGAAGAAGAGAGGGTATCCTAACTTTGATGATAAGCGTAACTTCCTAGTATCTAAATGTAAGTGTGATTATTACTTCAGATTAGATACTGATGACTTGATAGTTAACCCAGAGATAGTTAGTTCCATTATAGAACGAGCTGAAGAGATAGGCGTTGAGATAGTCAGTTGTAAGTATGATTACAGCAGGGATGAGCATGGTATCTCTTGTGCTGTTCACAATAGAGAGACAATTATTAAATCTAACGGTAAGTATACCTGGAATAAACACATCCATCGAAACTTACAGCCTGTGACACCAGATAAGTCAGTACCAATAGTTACTGATAAAGATTTAGTTGTAAGGCATTTACTTACAGACGAACACGCAAAGAAATCGCAATCTAGAAACTTAAAGTTCTTATTAGACGAGTACGAAGCTACGAAAGATAACCCAGACCCACGCACAATGGCTTACTTGGGCAGGATGTTATACCCAATGGGTCATTTAAAAGAGGCTAAGTTCTTCTTAGAGAAGCACATAGCGACTAGCGGTTGGGATGAAGATAAATATTTATCTTGGTGTTATTTAGCAGAAGTAATGATGGCTCTAGGAGACTTCGACCAGGCTTTAGCTTGTTGTCACGAAGCAATGAATGAGCGACCAGATTATCCAGATGCATACTTAAAGATTCATAGTTTCTACCACGAAAAAGGTGAATGGCAGAAAGCAATACATTGGGGCAAGTTAGGATTACAGTTTAAGAGAGGCGAAACCAATATGGTTACTGACCCTTCATCTTACACTTGGCGACCAGCAATATCAATGGCGTTCTCTTACTTAATGGTTGGGGAGTCTGAGTTAGCAATGAAGTATTTTAATGCTGCTAAACAGTTAGTGCCAGATTTAGAGTGGCTAAAAGAAAACCAGAAGACATTTGAGGCTTCACTTCTTTATAAGAAGTATATAGAAAACTTTGCGTGGAACTTAGAGCTATTAAAGGCTAAAGACAAAGATAAAATACCAACTTTGTTTGAGGCAATACCTAAAGAGTTAATACACCATGAGCTTTTAGTTAAGTTAAAACACAGACACTTAAAGCCAAGAGTACATGGGGATAAAGAGATTTCGATTTACTGCGGGCAAGCTTGGGAAGATTGGGCAGCTCCAAGCGTATTAAAGGGGATTGGTGGGTCAGAAGAGGCGGTTATATACCTCTCTAAAGAACTAACCAAATTGGGCTATTTAGTAACCGTGTACTGTTCATGTGGTGATTTGGCTGGTACATACGAAGGAGTTACCTATAAAGACTTTTTTGAGTTTAATCCTTATGACGAATATAACACTGTCATAGCATGGAGAGGTAACATCTTTGGGAACATTCAAGCTAAAAGGAAGCTCATTTGGTTGCATGACGTACCAAGTGGAATGTTCTCGGAAACCGAGGTAGATACTTTTGATAGAGTTATTGTTTTGTCTAATTTCCATAAGTCTTTGTTGCCTAATTTTATACCTGTTGGGAAAGCCTTCGTAAGTAGTAATGGTATAAATCTAAAAGATTTTAGGCTTAAAGATGCACCAGAAAGAAACCCATATCGTATGATTTATACAAGTTCCTACGATAGAGGTATTGAACACTTATTGAAGATGTGGGGCGAGATTAAGAAGGAAGTACCTCAAGCAGAGTTACATCTATTCTATGGCTGGGAAACCTACGATGCCATGCTTGCTAAAGGTCTAAGAGAGCCACAATTCAAGAATTATATGCTCGAATTAATGAAGCAACCTGGAGTCTTTGAACACGGGAGGGTCAGCCATAAGAAGCTTAACAAGGAATTATATAAGTCTAAATTCTTTGTTTACCCTTCACACTTTGAAGAGATTAGCTGCATATCAGCAATGAAAGCTCAAGCATGTGGATGTGTGCCTGTTGTCATCAATTACGCAGCATTAAAAGAAACAGTTAAGGATGGTATAAGGGTTGAAGGTAAAGGTGGCGGTACAGCTACAGACTTTGCTTATAAGAAAGCTCTTATTAAGGCTTTGAAAGAACAACCAGAGATTAAGGTAGATAAAGAGCAGTTTGGTTGGGATAAGGTTGCTAAGCAGTGGAGCGAAAACATTTTATGAAAATAGCAGCCGTTACTCCAGTTTATAATGAACCAGAGTTAATTGAAGGCTGTATAAGAGCCTTAGAGCCATTTGTTGAGAGGCATATTGTACTAATCTCGGAGAAACCTTACTTTGGTCAGAACTACTTTCCAGACCACACAGAGGATGTAGCAGAAGACTTAGGTGCTGAGGTTATTAAAGGTGATTGGGAATTAGACCACCACCAAAGGAATTTAGGTATCTCATTGTTACAAGACTTTGATTGGATACTTACATTTGATGCTGNTGAGATGATAACCAAGAAGGAAATGAAGCGACTTGTTTCCGTTTTGGAACAGACTGAATCAGATGCGGTGGCAGTAAGGCCAGAAGTATATTGGAAGACTACAGATTATGTATTAAGACCAACACCAGACTTCACCCCGATTATAGCAGTCAGACCTAGCGTTAAGTTCACCCATATAAGAAATGTTAATGTTCCTTATGAACTCTGTCATATAGAGATGCATCATTTAAGCTGGTGTAGTCCTAAAGACATCTTAAAGAAAGTCACTACTTACGCACACGCAACAGATTTCAATGGCGAGGAGTGGTACGAAAACCATTATAGAAGCTGGCACGAACAACAAAGTGTTACATTACCTACAGGAACATTTGAAGTTAAAAAGAATCCGTTACCAGATGAGCTTAAAAGACTACTTCCATAAACCTATTTGTTTTATTGCGCATGGACAT